TAGCTGTATTTGTTCTTGCGAAGGAGGTTGATGGCCCAATCCGGGTATTGGAGCCGGGACAGGAAGAAGATCGGCAGCCCGTTGGCCACGAAGGCTTCAGCACCGCGCTGCGTGTTATGATAGAAGTCCTCCAGCGGCAAGAACGGGTCGGTGAAGCTGCTGAAATAGCCGGCAGCAGATGTCTTCAGCTTGCTGAGCTGCTTCGCGACCTGGGCGCCGTAGTTGATGGGCACACTGATGAGTCCGCTGCCGCGGTATCCGCGGAAGCCTGAATTGACGTAACAGTTATGGGTGAGCGTTCCCCTCAAGAAGAAGTTGTGGCTGGTGGTTTGGATGTCATGGACCCAAAGCCCCCCAGAAACTCGGCTCAACGAAACGACGCGGAGAGAATCCCCAGCCGAAGGAGCTTCTTGCCCGTCCAAAACAGCACACGATGCCCCACCGCTCGTGCTTGCGCGATCTTCACGCGATCCGCTTCCGTGACGTAGCCTTTCACCTCGATGAAGCGACCGCCCGACAAACGGAAGTCCGGCAGGAAGGCTTGACCGCTGGGCAGCCTCAGCACCAAGGGTTCGTAGTCCCACTCCATTCCGCGCGCATCGAGCCACTGAGCCGTCAATCGCTCCCACTCCGATCTCATGCGGAACGTTCGCCCCTTCCGACACGTGTAGACTCCCCGCTTCGACAGCCGAAAGCCGCTGATGCCTGTCCGCACGTCCTCTGCTCGTGCGGCTCGCCACTCTGCCGTTTTCGGACCGCGAGCCCGCTGGCTCATACTGTGTCGATTGCGTAGAGCTGCCTTGCTCATTGCAGTCCGAGCTTCCTTGCTCTTGGGCTGTCCCCTCAGTCCTGAAGGACGCCCCCGCGTTTTTCGTCCGTTCCGGGCTCGGATCGCGACTAGACAGAGGGAGCAAACAGTTCTTGTCCTCAAAACGGGAACGCAGCAATCGCGGCAGGGCTTCAAGTTGTTCTCCGGTTTGAAGTTCTTCTGCTGGAACCCAAGCACATCGAGACGCGGAGTATACGGGATGGTCCCCGGTGATTCGCAGCTTGACTCCGTTGCTGAGGACCAGTGCGACATAGCCTTCTGGCTTCCAGTGTCTCGTTGTTCCCAACACAAGTGCTGGTTCAATCCCTCGGTTGGTTCTGCCCCAAACGTAGTCGCCCACCGCGATCCGTTCGATGGCCCGAGGTCCGGAGGGACCATCCACTGGCTCTCCAGGCAAAACGCTGAACGCGCAACCCACTGTGCAGTAACCACCATACGGTTCCGTCAGCATCGCGTCCGTGAAGCACGGGCGAGGGCGGTCCCTCTGTTCAGGGGCAGCACGGTCGCTGTCCTTATACCAGCCCTGAAGCGGCTTGGCGTCGTCGATGCGAATGTGAGGGAGCGGGTCCAAGTAGATTCGGACTCCGCGCTTGTCTTCACTCTTGGCATTGCGAACCATGCCAATGCGACCTTCGCGGAACTTCATCACCCTGCCGGTGAGGGCATCATGCTCCTCTTGAACCTCACCCAAGTCCTCCTTGGGCTCCGGTCGCATGAAGAACTGATACGCTTTCTTCGCGGGTTCGTCAGCACCCGCCATACCGTCTTTGAGCCAAGCCTCGTGGTCCACCCAGCACCTCCTATTGTTTCGCCCAGCGAGTCCGGGCTGCTTTTCGTTTCGCGGCAAACCATTCAGGGGTTCGCTCGCCGTTTCGGATTCGCCCCTTGCGAGACGCATCCAGCATGTTACCGCGGTGCGAGCCTAACCACAAGTGGTTCGGGTTGACGCATCGAGTATTGTCGCAAGAATGGCAAACCTCCGCGCCCTTCGGAACGGAACCGCGGAAGGCTTGGAACGCGATCTTGTGCGCCGTTGTGCACTTGCCGTCGATCGTGAACATGCCGTAGTGACCGTTAGTTCCGAGCTTCCAGACCCAGCACCCGGTCCTTGAATCAACGCGAACCCGCGCACGGATCTCCGCGCGAACGTCAACCAGCACTCCGTAGCGTAGCGCCCTCACAACACCGAAATGATGTAGCAGAACACCTCCACGTAGCGGATCCGCTCCGGCGGGGACTCGCTGCGCGTGCTGGCGCGTTGGAAGAAACGTTCACCCCACATCACCACTTCGGGGAATACCGCGAAGGGCGGCAGCTCCTGCTCCACCACTAGCCGAAGGTCCCGTGTGACCAGTTCCGCAATCGTCATCCGATGTTCCATAGCAGCACCTTGTTTCCGTTGAACTTCTCGCGACCTTCGCGCATCCACCAGCGAAACGCTTTCAGGTCATAGTAGGGGGAGCACGGGAAGGGCGGTGCCCCCTCACCTCGGGCTTGCTGTTTGTAACTGTAGCCTTCGTCGATCAACTCCACGCTCGGGTTGTTCCCGGACATCAGCGAAGTCTCGATGCGTTGCTCCACGTAGCTGCGCAGCCCTTCGTGGCTGCGCGAGTAACCCATGTGAAGAACAACGTTTGGTTTGCGGTTCGCTCTGATGAAGCCCTTGATCACCCCGGCTGCGATCGTCGCCGAGCTGACCGGGACGATGACCACATCCGCATCGAGGCAGTCTGGGCCCACCTCGTTGGCTGTCTCCTCCACGGACTCATCGAGCTTCAGAGCGTTCGGCATCATGTAGCCGCGGTCACCGTAGCGCTGGCGTAGCTCGCGCTTGGCGATGTGGAACAGGACCGCACTCATGCCTGCCGGCAGGCCCACCAGCTCCGCCCCGAGGGCCGCGGCACGATCCTGCGGTGGGCGGTGCCCCGGGTCGTGTTTGTATTCGGGGAAGAACGTCACGCACTTCAGCCCGAGGATCTGGCACGCCCGAGCGACCGCGTGACCGGCCTGACTGTGGTAGGTGTCGAGGGCGCCGAACGTGTGCACCTTCGGGTTCTCCTCCGCCACCCGGCAGACGTGAGCGAACACGCCCCGCGTCTTGCTGAACTGCGGACCGGGTGGCAGGCACGCCAGGTCCTCGCGCTTGACGAACAACCCCAACTCCGGGTAGTGCTCCACCGGCGTGTTGGTGCGCAGCATCTGCGCTCGAAGATCAGCTGTCTTGGGCATGGGGCATCGCAGCAAGGAACTGCTGGGCGGTTTCGGAGTGAGCGAGGAAGGGTTGGAGTCCGTCGCGAATCTCGATGATATCGTTGTTCAGAGGGTAGTGACCGTTGAGGTGCGATTTCCATTTACAAAGGATGGTCTCAACTTCCTGGAGCCCCACCGGCCGATCCAAGCGTGGCGGAGCAAGGTGCTTGTCGAGCGAAGTGATGAGGAAGTGGACCACCAGCTCCAGCGCTCGCTTCTCATCCTTCGGCTTCGCGCCCTCGGGAAGTCCTTGCGACAATCGCCAAAGCAGCAACGCTGCCTTCTTCGGATCGTCGAACATGAACACCTCCGCGTCCGTGAAGTCCACCGGTGTGCCCAGCACCCGCTCCGTCATGTCCGCAACCTTGAATCCAATCCAAGGGCCGAACTGGACGTGCTCGCGCACCCGCTTCATCACGTCACGGCAGGGGGTCGGTTCGGGCACGCAGTGCTCCACGAAGGCTTCCGGCCGCTCGAAGTATCGGCCCATCATCGCTTCCCAGCACTTCTCGGCGTTGAGTCCGCGCATGTGCCGACGTTCATGCCCCCGCGGCCAGCGCCCTCCGCTCGGGGTGGGCTCCACGTTGATCGCTGCGATGCGCCACCGTTCCCAGAATCCCTCTGTGGTCGGAGCGTCAACCAGGTAGCTCGCCACGCCAGCATGGTAGAACGTCCAATACACGAGCAGCCACCGCTTGAGCCGCACGGGATCGAACTGTGCGTTGACCAGCGCAATGTAGATCGGGTCCAGGTCGCCCGAAGCCAGCAGTTGCTCGCCAAAGGGCAGGATGTTCAGCTTGTTGTAGCTACGGCTGCTCACGTTTCTTCCTCGCTTCAGCAAGTATCTCCTCACCGTCCGTCTCCACGCAGATCCGGACCCATTCGAGGATCTGACCACCTTCCCAGCCATGGCCGCGCTTCCCGAGCCAATGCCGAGCCTTCGTGCAGCGAAGGCAGTGCTTCACCATGAAGAAGTCGCCTTCATACAACCCGGTGAACGTCCCGTAGCGGTCCCCCGGCTTGATCGTTCGGCCGCACTCTTCACAGCGGTGCTGCTTCCGCGCCGTGTGCTGCGTGTCGCGCAGCTCCGTTCCGTAGCCGTCTACTTCGAGGTCGCACATGGTCAGAGTCCGGTCACCACGGCGACTCGTTGGGCAGCTCGGGTGATCGCCGTGTAGAGCCACCGCTTGCGGTCCTGTCGGAAGCAACCGGACTCATCGAACACGATGACCTGCGGCCATTGCGAACCCTGCGCCTTGTGCGTGGTCAGCGCATAGCCATAGTCGAACTCCTGCGCCTGACGCTTCTCCCAATAGCCTAGTTCGCGTCCCTCGAAGTGGTGGCGATGGACCATGCACGCCATCGGTCGTTGATCCTCCTCATTGCGCAGCGAGACAGACAACGTGTCGTTGTCCAGCACGGTCGATTCGATCGTGGTCCACAGCTCGCCGTTGAGCAGACCAATCTGGTGGTCGTTCCGGAGACAGACCAGCTTGTCGCCTGATACGGGCAGCGGTCCTTCCCGCTTCAGTATCTCGCGCGCCCGCGCGTTGCTCATCCGTCGCGTGTTGTTGCGTCCAACCAGGATCTGGTCATACAGCATCACCGATTCCCGGTCCAGGTCGCTTCGATCCACGACAAGGCTGTCGCCGTAGCTGCCAGGGCGGAGCCATCCGCCCTCGCGCACCTCTGTCGCTAGCCTGATGATGGGCGAGTCCTGCGCCTGGCGGTGGATCTCCGTCAGCATCACGTCGGGTTCTGCGTTGGTGAAGTAGCCGGCACCGCCCACCGGGGGTAGCTGCATCGGGTCGCCCAACACCAGGATCGGGGTGCCGAAGCTCATTAGGTCATCGGCCATCCGCCCGTCCACCATGGAGCATTCGTCGATGACGACAAGCGAAGCGTGTCGCACGTCAGACTCGAAGTTGAGCGTGAACGCTGGCTGCTTCAGGTCCTGCTCAATGTCCCGCATCTCCTGGAGCGTGTTCGCCACGGCCTGCTCGTTCACCGGGTCCTCCGCCTTCAGCTCCGCGAGGTGACCGCGCAGCTCCAGCAAGCGCTGCTCGGACTTCGGCGCTGGCTTGTAGATCAAGCGGTGGATCGTGTTCGCGTTGTGACAGCCGTTCGCGCGCATCACGCTCGCTGCCTTGCCTGTGAACGCAGCAAACAGGACAAGCCCACCGCAGCCTTCGGCGAAGTGACGAGCCAACGTGGTCTTGCCGGTGCCTGCGTAACCGAACAGCCGGAACACCTTGTTGGTGCCGGGTTCCTTCAGCCAGCGAGCGACGGACGCTAGCGCTGCCTGCTGCTTACTGCTCCAGTCCATAGTGAAAAGGCAACCTGCGCACGCTCCCCGGGATCGCCCGGCCCGCGCGCAGGTCGCCAGCTCCTTGTCGTGAGTTGTGGGATCAGAACAAGGGCTTGCCGTTCGCACCCTTCGGTGCGTCGTCGCTCGCCACCGAATCGTCCGCCATGCGCTTCGTCCCCGCGAGGAACTGACGACACAGGAGGGCGCCAGCAGCGATCAACGGATGCTCGTGGCCATCGAGCTGGAGCGGCAGCGACGATTCGCGCACACCACCGTTGATGGGCTCCAGCTTCACGTTGAAGAAGTTGCCTTTGTTGTTGCGGTCCGCGAACGACGTGAGACGGAGCCGATGCGAGAACAGCGGCGGTTGCGGAATCTTCTGGTAGCTCCGCAGCTTGCCCATGTAGGCTTGATACGGCTTGATCTTCGTGCTGGAGAACGGAATGACCATGATCTCCGTGGGCTCCAGATCGTCGGCGCTGCGCAGCGTGAACCCGATCATGTAGAACGTCTGGACCAGGTCATGGCCTTCGTCGGTCTGATACTTGCCGAACTCCTTCGAGGCTCGCTTGGCAGCAACCACGAGGTCGCTGGTATGCTCGTGGCGACCCACGATGCCGCCACCCGCGCTTCTCGGCTTCCACTCCACGAACACCTGCTGGGTGGCGCAGGGAACGAAGATGAGCCCTGCCTGGCCGTCATACAACTCCTTCGTCACGGAGTTGACGAACATGCCGGGACGGGCACCCTCAACCGCCTTGTCCGGACCTTCTGCGCCCACCTCGGGCGAGCCGGTCTGGAGGAGGTTGAGGAACGGCATCGCGTAGTCATCTTGCGATGTGCCCTCGAAGCCCATGCCGTTGTAGCTGCCGTAGTCCACCACCTCTTGCTTCGGCGGGACCATGGGGACTTGAGATGCCGGTTGTTCCGGCCCTTGGTTCTTCTTGACTGCCATCGGATCCTCTGAACGCGCAGCCGACACAGTTACGTCCTCGGGTGCAGTGGACGGGCGCCCTTCACCGAGCGGGCACCGGCTCAAGTGCTGTCTACTCGACAGCGGTGATCTTCGCGATGCGCTGTTGGAACGCACCGAACAACTCCAACGGGATCTCATCACCATTGGCGAGACGTTCGCCGATGAAGGAGCGAAGGGTGCTGGGCTCCACCTTCAACTCTGTCTTCACATTCTCGAACTTCTTTCCCAGCTGCTCCTCCAGCTTGCGCGCTTCCTTCTCTTGCGTCCGATCGAACGCGACCAGGATGCTGCGCTTGATCAGGCCCGAGTGACCGTGGTCATCCAGCCACTTCATCGCTTCGTCCTTGCTGCCGGCGGGGATGCTGGCACGGATGATCTTGCGCACGTCCACGCGGAAGCCCGATGTGGTAGTGATCGTCTTGATCCCGATCTCATCCATCAGTTCGGGGATCTGGTGCTCAGCGAAGTCCGTCACCCGCGCCTTCGCCGCGGTCAGGGCCGCTTCTAGCTTCGCCACCTCCAGCTCAGCAGCGTTGAGGTCATTGGCGAGACGGGAAAGCAGCGACAGCGCTGCCGTTGTGGGTTCTGTAGTCATGAAGTCCTTCCGAACGGGAAAGGAGAACGGAGCGCAGACTATACCGATGCGTGACGAATAGGCAAGTGGGCGCTGACCGGAGAATAGTCACGGTCCTTGCTGGACCAGACGAGCAAGTTGACTCGCCCTCCGTTGTTCGCGGCTGCGATGGCGGTCGCCCATCCGATCAACGCTGGGTGTCCGATCAGCAGCAAGTAGTCCTCATCGCGATAGCCAGCAAGGATCAAGTCCATCTTCGCAATCACCTCCGCCGGTCGCTGGATCGTCGCCCGCGGATTGAGGATGAACGTGAGCGTGCCGAAGCGCTCCGCTGGGCTGATGTTGTGAACGGGAACCAGCTCACCGCGCTCCGAGTCATAGCGCAGGTGGTTCTGGACCACGTAGACTTTCGGCTTCACAATCATCAGATCCACTCCTTGAGCTTGTCCTTCGTGATCATGCTGGCGATGTCCAACTTGTTCCGGAGGGCGGTCACAATCTTTTCGTCAACGGTTCCCTCGGCAACAATGTCGATGTAGGTGACCGCGTTCCGCTGCCCGATGCGGTGGGCACGGTCCTCGGATTGTAGCCGGTCAACCAACTTGAAACTGTTGTTGTAGTAGATGACGGTGTTGGCTGCGTGAAGCGTCAAGCCCTCCTTGATCGTCGCGGGATTGCCCACCAGCACTCGGGCGGAGCCGCGTTGAAAGCGCTCGATGGCATCTGCGCGATCGTCCGCCGACGTGGAGCCGTCATAGCGCACCGCCTCGATGCCGTCCTCCTTCAGCGCCGCCATGATCACGTCGATGTCGAACACGAACTTGGCAAACACCAATGCCTTGCCCTGAACGTCCTCTGCGATGATCTCCCGAAGCAACGTCAGGCGCGGGTTCTCGGGCAGCGGGATGACCGTGTCATTCTCATCGACAAGGAAGCCGCTGATGATCTGCTGGAACCGAACCAGCTGGACGATGACCAGCATGGCCGTGACTTCGCCGGACTCCAAGCGCACCGCATACGTGTCCGCCATCTCCTTGTAGTAGCGGCGCTGCTTGTCGCTCAGCTCGAAGTAGCGCTTGACATACAACTTCGGCGGCAGGTCCAGCACCTCCTCCTTGAGCACGCGGCAACTGACCGTTCCCACGATGTCCGCCAGCTTCTGCAGGTTGCGGTAGCGCAGGAGGTTCTTGAACATGCGTCCGCTTCTCGGGTCGCGCATCTCCTGGAACACGCCGAAGTAGTTCCGGAAGGCGACGAAGGAGCGGCAACCGATGCTGTCCCAGATCGTTGGCTGGATGAACTTGAACTGGGTGAACACGTCGAACGGAGAGTTGGCGACCGGCGTGCCGGTGAGAATGCGCCGGAACTTCGCCCCCGCTCCTCGGGCCAGGACTCGCTGCGTGCGCTTCGCCTTCGGAGTCTTGATGCGCACGGACTCATCCAGGACCAGGAGACATCGCCGCTGCGCCAGCAGCTTGACGACGAAGGCATCACCCGTCGCCGTCATGATCGCGTCATAGCTCATCGCGACCACGAGCAGCCCGGGTGCCGCCAATGCTGCCTTCGCTTCCTTCTTCGCCCCTACGTTGTTCGCCTTCGCCGAAGTCCACAGCAACGCGGTCCGCTCCACCGTCACCGGAAGGTGGGTGGGCACTTCGTCGGTGACCCAGTTGCGGTGGACTCCGTTCGGCGCCAGGACCAGCAAGCAGTCGATCTGGCCGCGGAGGAACATCCAAGCCGCGGTGTCAATCGTCAGCTTGGTTTTGCCCGTCCCCTGCTCCCAGAGGATGGCCCACGCAGAAACGTCTCGGGTGCGCTGCCACCACTCTCGCTGATGGCTGAACGGTTCGGTCTGCCACGGGTATTCGGACACGGCGGGTTCTCGGGGTTCTGGGGAAGCCCACCGGGAACCGCGATGCCGTGGCTGCCAAGCTGGGCGGCATCGCGGTTCCCGCAGGCGGAGGTCCCGCAGGATAGCGTGCGCCCCGAGGCAGCGCTAGGAACCTTCAGACGAACATCACCGTGTTGGCGCAGAAGTGGCGCACCGTCTGGGGCGAAACCATCTTGTTCCAGCGAACCACCGAGCGGATGATCAGCCCGGCCGTGCGGACCGCGGCAGCGCGCAGCTCCGGGTTCTTCGTGGTGCGGAGGATTGTGGCCAACAGCAGAGCGTTCGAGGTCCCGAGGTTGACCAACACCTTGATCAGTTTCGCGTTCATGTCCTAGTCTACCCTACAGATTGTTCCGAGGTCGCAACGTGGCTTCGGTCCGTCTCAGAACGAGACGCCATTGGAGCCGCGAGTCAGCATGGCCAGGGCCATCGCGCCACCCGGGCGACGGGTGAAGGTGTTGATCACGAACATCGGGCAGTGCTTCACAAACAGGCGGCACAGCATCTCACGGCGCAGGCGAGCCATCCGGGCGATCTGGTTCAGGCTGGTGTAGGTTGTGTTCACACTACCCTCATCGACCGTTCGCAGCAGATTGTTTAGCTTTCCGTCCTCGGATTTCAGGGCAGGGGGATCCGCTCCGCGCCGAAGGCCAGTGCTATGGCCCGGAACGCTTTGCGCTTCGTCGGGTGCAGTCGGTCCATCCAGGGCTTCTTCCGGAGGTCCCAAGCCAACACGCTGTCCAGGAAGGCTCGGTTGAACCGGTCCGGGTAGATAACTGACACCTTGCCCATCAGCCGGTAGGTGGCGCCGCAGGCTCCGGCTGCCACGAGGATCAACCCGGCCAGGATGACGCGGACCGGGACTGGGGTGGGCTCGCCCAACGAGGAGCTGAACAGCAAGCGCTGCGCGTAGATGAGGCTCATGGGAAGGTTCAGGCGAAGACAACGGCCAGCGACAGGGCGACACCGAGCGTAGCAGCCAGGGCGGACAGGTTCACAAGGCGACGGGTGAGGATGTTCATGCCCGTTCTATCGGGATAGTCCAGCATGATGTTTAGCCTTTGTTCTCGATTCCCGTCTCGGTTCGGGACGCCAGGAAGCGGTCCAGCTCCATCTGTCGATCGGCGCCCAGGCCGATCTTGTCCTGGCTGGAGTGGATGACCAACAGGACTTCCGAGCCCACCAGGTAGACGGTGCTGAAGCCCGGGTCAGTCCAGTCGTTCCCTTTGATGACCCGTTTCTCCACCCGGGTCAGCTCGCGCGCCACCATGGCTTCAACCAGGCGCCGGGCATTAGTCACGGCTCGCTCCTTCAGGGTCCGGATGCCGCCCTCCAGCTGGTAGACTTTGCCGCCGAGCCAAGCCTTGCCGTAGATGCCAACGTGCTCCTCTGCCTTGGCGTAGGCTCGGGCGAGGTTCTTGCGTGCAGCCGCCAGGGTAACAGTGGTGGTCTTGGTCATGTTGGGATTCCTCAGAGGAGAACGACGGCCAGCGACAGGGCAACACCGAAGGCGACGGCCAGCGCGGCCAGGCTCACAAGACGACGTGCGCAGATGCTCATGCCCCTACTATCGTCGTGCTGAGCAAGTTTCTTTAGCATTGTTCTTCGCGCCCGTCTCGTTTCAGGACTCGATTTGGGCCAGCAGCTTCGCCGTGGCGTAGAACTCCGTGTGGCCGTAGCAGTAGCGATCGAACGTGCGGCGCAGCAACCCGTCCTGCTTCAGCTCGTGCAGGGCTTCCCAGTCCGAAGCCCAGCTGGCCCTCCGTCATCTCCAAGTCCAAGCCCTCCGCTGCCACCGCATCCAATCGGTCATAGCGGTGGATCAAGGTGCGCTTCGGCCCAGTTCGGGCTCCGCGGTAGATGACTTCAAAGGTGCTCATGGGGCAGTCCGAATCTCGTGAAGTTCCGCCTTGGTTTGGCGCAGCAGCCTGGCAGCACTGCCCCAGTAAGCTAGCGTCACCGCCTGCTTCCCGCTAGTCCTGTCGGCCATGCGCTTGCTGACAGCAGCCAGCACGTCTAGGATCTGCTCCAGCTCCGTAGGCGAACCGAGCTTGTCCAGCGCCGCGAGAAGTGCTTTGTGTTCGTCCTTGTTGTTCGTGCTCATAGGTTCCTCAGAGGTAGTCGCATTCGCTGCGCGGCAGTTCGGGATTCTGCTGGATGACAACGTTCATCATCTCCGAGCTGACGAAGCGCTGCAGGTAGCTGATGTGGCCGTTCTGGATGACCACCGTCACCCGGCGCCGACCGTCCCAGCACTTCTCCGACAGGAGGATGGCGCCGTCAGCCCGGTTCTCCGTCCAGCAGCATCCGCAGCTGCTCCTGGCAATCGGCGAGGTCGCTCATCGTGTTCTCGAACCGGCAGTAGGACATGTTGCTCATGCCCCAAGTCTACCCTACAGATTGTTCCGAGGCCGCAACGTGGCTTTCGTTCGTCTCGGACCGGGACGCTGCTGGATCATCTTGTGGACTGCTTCGAGCCGAGCCGAGAAGGCATCCAGGTTCTCCAGCGTCTGCTCCCGGAGGAGTTCCCGCGCCAGGAACTCCCCGTCAAGGTTCGTCTGGCAGGCAGCAATCAGCAGCCGCTTCGCTTCCTTCTCGGAGCGAACGCGATAGACGGGCAACCAACCGTCCGGCACGCTTCGACCGAAGCGCACGACAACGGCTCAATAGATGAGGACGGGACCGACACCACGGGTGAGCTTCATCCCCCGAGCATACCCTACGTTCCGCGCAGCCGCTCCAGCATCTGGTCCTGCTGTGTTTCGAGCCGGTCCAACTTCTTCTCCATCACCTCCGTCCGGGTGTAGATGGCTTCGAGCTTGGCCTGGCCTTCGTTGGCGATCTTCTGGAGCGCTTCCTTGATGTCGGGAACGGAGTTGACCACGACGGACTGAGCCGCACTGGCTGTCTTCAACCACTCTATGACGTGCGGAAGGAGCTTCCAGACGATGAGGCAACCGAACACGATCAAGAACACAGGGAGTCCGAAACGCTCCAGCAGCTGGGGCCAGGACGGGTCCATCATTTCGGGTTGTTGGGTAGACGGCATGGCTAGTTCTTGAGCACACCGTAAGCCACGATGACGGCTGACGGATTCTCGATCTGGACCAGGTTAGGAGAAGGGGTTTCGTTCACAGTGTGGCGCACGCGGATCGTGTCGCTGGCGCTGGCTGCGAAGGTTCCGCTGGTTCCGCCTGCCGCGATGACCGTGGCATAGGCTCCCGCGTTGATCGACACTTGGACGTTCGAGGTGCTGTATGCCGCGCCGATCCGAAGCGTGAACGTGCCCGTCGCCACGGCAGCGTAGCTGTTGCTGTTCACGTTGGCCTGGAGCTTGCCGCCCAAGTAGAAGCGCGCATCAAAGGCGCTGGTGGGTGTCACGTCGTGAATCAGGTTATTCCTGCTCGTCAGGTCCACTTCCGTGAGGATGTCGTGGCGAGTCTCGATGCGCACCCGGATCTGGGAGCCCGCAGCCGCTTCGTCCCAGAGCAACAAGCGGTTGACCAGGACAGGTCCCGTTCCCGTCGCCCAGGCAGAGGTCAGGACCAGGACGTTGGTGGTGTTCGGCAACACGTAGACCAACACGCGATACTCCGTGGAGGCATCGACGCCCGCGTTGTCCACGAGCAGTTCCGCTACCTCATCCGCGTTGCGGTAGTCGCGTCGGCGCCAGCTCGTGTTGAAGCCCGTGCCGTTCATGCCCGAGCCGTCCCCGTCCGCGTTGGGCGTGGCGAACGCCGTGGAGCCGCCGTTATAGAGCGGCGCTGCCGGTGGGTAGGGGCGAATGGCGCGCTTGGCCATGGTCAGGCTGATGGGCGTGGCCGCGCCGGCATACGTTGCGGTTGAGGACTTCGCACGCAGCTCGATGTCCACGTTGTAAGTGTTCGGGAACGTCGTGCTGGTCAACCCAGCGCCCACGAACAGGAGATACACCGGTGCGTTGATGAGGTGGTTCTCCTGCGCCGTGTCGAGCACTCCGCGGTAGACGTTCTGGAAGTTCACGTTGGCGCCGGAGTTGGCTGCCGAGCGAACCAGCATCAACTCCGTGCCCACCAAGATCAACTGTGCGAGGTCGCCCCCGAGGTCCCCAAGCGTGGAGGCATCGTCGAACACGGATTCAATCGTGGACTGAACATCCGGGTCCGGCACCACGGTGATCGTGCTCGTGGGGATTGCCGTGCCTGCGGATAGGGCTGCGCTGAGCTTGCCGATCGGCACGAAGGCGAACACGTCCCCTGCGTCCGCATAGGACCCACCCGGGGCGCCGGAGGCATTGCGCTGCGTCATCTGGAACGCCACCTCACCACCCTGCCGCCGAGCCGCGCAGAGCACCTTGGCCACGTTCGGGTCGCCGGCATAGTTCGGGTCGCGTGTAACGATGGCACGTGGAGCCTCGAAGGCCAGTTGGGAGTTCGACGGATAGGCCACCAAGCTGACGGAAGGCTGCTGCCACATCGAGTTCTGCGGCGTCCCCATGCTGGCCGTCGCGAACCGGAACACGTCCTGAACGCATTGGAGCTTCATCTGCTCCTCGCCCGGGCGCCCGTAGTTGATCCGCGTGATACGCATCGGCAACTGCGTGAACCCGAGGGTGGGGCTGGTCCAAGCCACGACATCACCCATGCGCACGTTGTAGTTCTCGCGATTGACCGTGAGAGTGACCCGAGCCAACGGGTAGCTCTGCACGCGGAGGTCGCGCCAGGCTAGGTTGCTCGCTAGCGTTCCGTTCTTCACGCCTGGGTAGTGGGATGCTGCCCCCGTGCTGATTGGCGTCAGGAGGAGTCCACCCCCCGCGATGATCGCGTTGGCTTGATCCTGCGCCACTGCGTAGGACTCTTTGTATTCATCCGCACGCTTGTCGAACTTGACCTGGATCTGATTCGTGGTGTCGTCCCAGCTGCCGCGCGTGAAGTCCTCGACAGCGGTGACATTCGTCTCATCCAGCTGAGGGACGGTGTTGATGTCGTAGTCCGCCCGAGCGAGCTTGATGCGCCACTTGCCCGTGATCTGGTCAAGGAACACCAAACCGTCAATCTGACGCTGCAGTTCCTCCAGCAGATCCTTTGCCTGAAGCGCACGGTCCAGGAACAAGCTAAACCCGTTCCCCTCCGCGATCATCGTGTCTGCCGCGTTCTTGAACGTGGAGCCGAAGCCCACGTCAATGTCGCTGGCCGCGAACCCAAAGCCCCACTCGGTGTTCGTCAACAACTCATAGATGACGTTGATGGGGTTGGCATCGTCAGCCCCAACCTTGTGCTCGCTACCGGACTGGCCCGAGAACTGCGCTGCGTAGCGCTCCACCTCGAATGACCAGGGCTTGACGTTCGTGCTCGTGCCGAGGTAGGCGCCCAGAGCCCCCGCCGCGCTGCCCGGAGGAACGAAGCCCGGCAGCGCCTTCGCTACCAAGTGACACGTGCCGGCATACCGTGGGCACGTCGGGGTGGCCGCTGCGATCTGCTGTCGCGCCGGGTCGTTGAGGTAAGGGCTGACGCTCTGGGAGTTGGTGCCTGGGTAGAACTCCACGCGCGTGACCAAGCCACCTTGGCCGTAGTCATCCCCACCGAACAGATCGGGAAGGTTGATGTCCACGCTGCCTTCGCCGCTGACCGTGCCCGCCCACACTTCGTCCTCGCCCACCCAGATTCGCTTCAGCACGACGTTCGGACCGCGGCAGATTGCGAACTGCACCCCGAGGTAGTAACGGAAGCCCTTGATGATGCGCTCGCTACTCCACAAGCCTGTCTTCACCTTCTCGCTGATGGCGTCCTGGCGCAAGTCCCCATACCAGACGACGTTCGGACCGCGGCAGCGGATCTTGCCCCAGAGCAACGGAACAATGCGCCCTTCGGTTGCCGTGGGGAACTGGAAGTCACCGAGCCCTGCTGGGCGCGCATCCTCCAACTTCGGCTTCGGGCGCAGCAGCTCCGTCAGCACGACAACGACAATCAGAAGGATGAGATTGAAGATCATCGCCGGTCAGAGTCCTGTCTGGAACACGTTTCGGTTGGGCACGAAACCGAAGCCGCCGAAGTTGATCACGTTGTTGAACACGTTGGCGCAGTCGCTATCAACAACGTGGTCGCAGCCCGCGTATATCTGAACGTTGCCTCCAACGACGGAGGCAGAGAAGGGAAGGAGCAGCGTCAGCACGTCTCCGGCTTGGGCCAGGACCATTCGGAAGTCATTGGCGCCGACCGGGCGCGCATGCCCACCCACGAAGTCGAAGCCCGAAGCGCCCGCGCCGGTCACTGTCATCGTGCTGCCGGAGATAGACGTGACGGGACCGATGAAGTTGAACAACGACGGGTTGGCCTGACACCCCTGATCGAACAGGAAGTGGTTGCACATCCCCATGTAGCTGAACCGCGGGATCGTTCGGTTCAGTGCCGTCTCGATGCTGCGCACCGCGATCTCGGCTGTGGTTCCGTCGTCGTGGAATCGGACCGACTGGATGATGCCCTTGAACAACTGCACCGTCGTGCTGAAGGCAGGTGACTCGTCTCGTTGGTAGCGATAGATGGTCACCAACCCGCGCTCACCGGGAACCACGTTGATGTATTGCCTCGCGATGACGTTCTGCGACGACACCGTGAGGATCAACGTGCGGTTGGCTGCGTCCGCCCCCAACTCCAGCTGACTACGCGCAATCGTCTCCGGCGTGTAGTCATCGCTTCCGACCGTGATCATGTCCTCGGTGCTGGTGTAGCGATAGGTGGACGAACCAAGGATGACCTCATACAGCTCGATTGGCCGTGAGCTTTCAACGCTGGTTTCGAGCGTAGCGAAGGAAGTCATGAACTAGTTGTCGTCAAAGACGCGTAGCAAGGGAATGGTGCAGTAAGCCTGGCCAATCCGCGGATAGGTGATCTGCACCTCATCGCTGTCGAACCGCACCAGCTCATAGAACTCGACACGCGAGACTTCTGCGATGGTTCGGTTTGCGGGCCACGTCGTGTCGAGCGTCAAGCGCTCCACCGTCGTGCTAACGGTCGCCGAAGATGAGACGGACCGAACCAGGCTAGTGCCGTCCGTGAAGGTGATACGAAACACCTTCATCGGCAGGCGGTTCAGCACAAAGCGGACATACTGGAGCGAGGTCACGTCCAGGGTGGAGGTGCCGATGCCGATGTTGGCGGCCACCGTCAAGTCCTCCGCGAACGACGGAATGTAGAACGCTTTTTGCTTCCCGCAGAGGGCGGTCAGCAGCTTCCGGAACGTATAGATGTCCGCCCGGTTCCGCAGCACAAAGCCCTTCTCAAAGCCATGCTTGCTGCGGTCCCAGATCGAAGTCTGCGTGACCTTCCCGGTGTTGTTGTCGATCCGATACACGCGCCGCGGGAACTCCTCGCGCATCGTCCCGCCAGCCACCACGTTCGGATCGTCGAACAGAACGCGACTGTTGTAGGTAGTCCACCACCCTGGGGTAGTGGAGCCGACCACGGCGCCCGTGTCATTGTCGCTCACGTCGAAGGTGAGCTTGAACTCCTCTAGCTTGTTCAAGTAGCGTTGGCCCACCGGAGTCTTGACCAGGATCGCCGTGCGCAAGGGCACGATGCGCGTGTTGATCGAGTAGCCGTTCACGCTCGGGTCCGCCGCGGTGATCTGCGTCGCCGTCAGGGCGGTGATGCGAATCACGTCGAAGGTCGCGTTATCCTGGATGATCGCCGCGAGCCCACCGACACGGAAGTCCACGACATCGGCGCCGGTGACCTGATACGTCGTCGCCCCCGCGGAGACTGCCGCCGTGAGGAACACCCGCTCATGCCAGAGTGGGAACCCGAAGGTGCTGTCAGTCCAGTCGAGCAGCAGTGCCTGCATTCGCTGGCGGTCGTTTCCATCCAGCAGATAGGACACCTCGAACGATTGGCGCGGGTGCTTGCGCAAGGCAATGCGCTGTTCGCGACCGTCCAGAGCCTCGATGATGTCCGTCAGCCAAGACAGCCGCTCACTGACGGGTGACTCATACTCCATCGGCATCAGCACGATGCGCTGGCCTTTGAAGAACAGGTCAACGTCGTTCGCCGGTGGGCTGAAGTCGAAGTGAATGAAGGTGTCGAACAGCGGCAAACCGTCTGCCAACTGCTGGATCTTGAGCTGCACCAACGTCCCGAGCGTAGTGCCCCCGCCGTTTGCCGTGGTCGTTGGGTCCAGGGCAGTTTCGAGCGGCGCCAGCACCAAGGGTGCCGTCATGTTCGGCAGGTTCGTCCCCGGCAACCCGTTGTTCGTGATCACCGCCAGTGTTACCGAGGTCCGCCGGAACGCACTGTGTATCAGGTAGCTGGCCTGGACCAGGGTGATGATGTTGCCGAAGTCAATCTTGGTCTTGGGCAACAAGTGGACCTTCTCGAACCAGTCCTGGTTGTAACTGGCCGCGTCCTCCCGATCCGAGCCGACCCGCGCCACGTTCGTGCCCGTCGTCGGGGTGCCCTGTGTTGCGTTCGTTCGCGTCCCCGCTGTGCTCGTGGTGAAGTTGAGCGCATCCTGAATCGAGGGCGAGCCCGAGGTGAACAGGGCTCCTTGCTCCCATTGAACGAACGGCAGGCCGATGCCAACGGAGCGGCCAATGAACGGTGCTGCTACTGAGTAGCTCACCAAGTCGATCGTGCCGTTGCGCGAGGTTCCCGACATGGCTCAGGTCGTGACCTTCTTGTAGGCAATGCCCTGGTAGCCGGTGAAGCCTGCGCCGCCACTCATCGCGTCCGCGGAGGATTTGGCTGCTGCCGGGAACACCACCCAGGTGTCCGAGCCAATCGTGATCTCGTCTCCCGCCACGAAGCTGGCGATGTTGATTTGCCGCACGTCCTTCATCTGCCCCATCGGCCCATACACCTCATCGGGTGAGCGGCGCCAGTAGAAGGGGATGATGGGGGCCATCGGGCAAAGCCCACGCCCCAGCGAGCCGCGGAACGCCACGTTGAGGTTTTTCATCAGCACGCCACCGCGGTAGCCGCCGAGCATGTGGCGCCGAGCCTGGGGCGAGCCCTGGCGGTCGTTCCCGAGGTTCGCTGATGCCTGGTTCCCCATGACCACGCACCACTTCTCCGAGCCGCCCTGACCAGCCAGCCCCTCCGCGTGCATCGTCGCGCAGAACAACTCCGCATCGTTGTAGCCGAAACCCGAAACGTCTGCGGTCAAGCCATCGAGAAGGATGGTGGCGGAAGGTCCGGAGAGTGCTGCCAAGCCCGTGTTGTTCTGGTCCTTGCGGAACCCGTAGACGTATTCGCCGCCGGTCCAGTCGTTGAACTTGTCGAGGTAGCCGGCACCGAAGTGCACGAAGTTGGTCGTGGTCGTTTGGACGACACAGTGGAAGTAGTTGTCGTCCTCGAAGCACCAGAACTGAACCGGCGTGTTCGTGATCGGTGCGTGCCGAGCCGTCGCCAGCGTTGCGTTCGTGGCGCTGGCCGCGCCGTTTCCGCTGTCGTTGGTCTGAGCCCAGGGGTTCGCGCCGGTGTTGTAGGCAGCGTTATACCACTGATAGATCCCGAGGTTGCTGGGAGTGCCCGTGTCCCATTTCGTCGCAAACCCGATGTCGAAGCCTGCGCCCGTCTTGCGCGCAGCGAACTCTCCGCTGGCTGGGGTGTGCGTCGTGGTCCAACCCGGAGTTCCCGCGAGGAACGTGTTGAGCTTGCTGATGAAGTCGGCCAGCGTCGTCGTGGTCTGATTCGTGTAGCTCACGCCACGTCCTCCTTGATGCAGACGTATTGATACAGCTCGCGCTGCACGTGATTGTGAAACACGCGGTAGCGGTCCGTGCCAATGGTGATGTAGTCGAGGGCGAAGTTGGCGATGGTCGCGCCAGCAGCGTCCGTGTTGTAGATCATGTAGCAACCGTCTAGGTTGCCGCGGAGGAAGTCCAGCGTGGTGCTCACCGTGACGCCGCCTCCTCGCGAAACCAACGTCAGAGGAAGCGGGTAGTGCTTCGGGGTGGTGCCGGGAATCGGATACAGGCGCCGCGTTGGACTGCTGCGATTCAGACTGCCCAAGCCCGTGTGGAACACAATCGGACCGTCATAGCCGATGATGTCCGAGGGATTCGAGACGGAGCCCGGCCCAAAGGACGGTTCCGTGATGTTGCCCATCGGGGCGATGACGTGCGCGTTCTCCTGGCTGGCGGTGTTTCTGCTATTCCAGACGTAGACCCACGTGCTGTCCTCGCTGCGATAGTAGAGGATGCCCGGGTTGAAGCTGCCGCCGGACGGGCTGATGCACTCGTTGAACCCGGTGATGTTCGTCGTGCTGACGCTCGGGTCGATGTTCGAGGCTCGCGCACCGAACGCGAACATGGGGTATGGGTCCTCCACCTCCGTCCCGAAGGCATTCAGGAACCCGACATAGAACTGCATGAACTGGCGATCGTCCGAGGTGGCAGCACCCGGATTGATGTCCACCACGCCGCAGATTCGCCGGTCGCTGATCGACAGCCAGAAGTCCATCTGCTGCGCCGCGTTCTCATCGCAGAGGATGTAGGGGTTTTCGTCGCTCCACGTGCCCGGATTGCCGAGCAAGCCGGGCTGCGCCGACAGCGCGATAGCCTGGTTGTGGGCAATCATCGGGTGGATGCCGATGCAGTAGCGGGTGTTGATGCCGCTTGTCTTCGTGAAGGTAGCGAACCCGATGTATGGCTTGTTGGTTCGTCCGGCTGCGTCTCCCTTGAGCACAACCTCCTTCTCGTTCGTGATGCTGTTCGTCGAAGTCGAGTTGGTGTTGCGATTGTCCACACTCCAACCCGTCTCCGCCAAGGTGATGTTCACCGTCGCACCGGTGCCGGCGCCGGTCACGGCCAAGCCGGTCGTGCCGATCAAGCCCGTGTAGGTGACCGTAAGCGTGCAGCCCGAGCCCGTGCCCGCGTTCGGTCCCACCTTCGTCGTCGCCGCTGGATTGCTGGGCGTGGAACTGTAGGCACCGC